CAAGAAGAGTTCAACAGGGTTCTGCGTTAGGCAATGGAGTATCCACAACTACAGTAACAACTACAGGCAATGGTGCTAGGGTTAGAACAAGTGGTGCAACAGTATCAGCAACTGCAACAATTACTCAGAGTGCAATCAGAGTAAGATTTGGTGTAGCAGCAGTATCAGCAACAGCATCAATCACATCTAGTGCTGTAACCGTGGTTGTCGCAGAAGCTTCGCTGACAGCAACAGCAACCATAGCAGCTATCTGTAATAGGGTAAGGTTTGGTTCAGGTGTACCGACAGCGAGTGCGAGTATAACTGTACTTGGATATGCGACAAGAGGTGGAATTGCATCGTGTACTCCGTCTGCATCATTAGTTGCAGACTCAGAGAAAATTTGGCAAGGCAATGCAGTATTACAACCTACAGCCTCTGTTACTGTGACCTGCAATAGAGTGCAAAGTACAAGTGGTATAGTAAGTGTTACATCAGGAACAGCGACTATTGGTAGAGAGAAATGGGAAATTATAGTGAACGATACCAACACATGGGCATCGATAGCAGAGACTTCGGTAACATGGGCAGAGGAAACAAACGATGAAGTAACATGGACACAAATAGCAGCATGAGGATAATATGGCACTAATACCTTTACAATTACCTCCGGGCATACATAGGAACGGAACAGATTTTGAATCTTCCAATAGATGGCGTGATGCTAGTCTTGTCAGATGGCAGGGTGGATCATTAAGACCAATTGGAGGATGGACAACAAGAAAAGCTAGTGCATTTGCAGCACCACCAAGAGGTATGGTTTCTTGGATGGATAATTCAAACGATGAAAAGTTAGCAAGTGGAACGTACAATAAACTCTATTATCTCAATCCGGGTAGTACAGTTTATGACATAACACCATCAGGACTGACAGCTGGTGATGAGAGTGCAGCAGTAAACACAGGATTTGGTGGTAGTTTTTATGGCGATTCCTATTATGGTAGACCTCCTGAATATTCAGGTGTTTACGCAGAAGCCACAACATGGGCATTGGACACATGGGGTGAGTACCTTCTCGCATGTTCTTCCAAGGATGGTAAGATTTACCAATGGCAACTAAACACTTCAGTCTTGCCTACAGCTCTGACAAACGCTCCAGTATCGAATGTATCTATGCTAGTGACTGAAGAGAGGTTCGTATTCGCTCTCGGAGCTGGTGGTAATCCACGAAAGGTTCAATGGTGTGACAAGGAAGCAAACACAGTATGGACAGCAGCAGCGACAAATGAAGCAGGTGATATGGAGCTACAGACAACTGGACAGATTATGTGTGGTATACGAGTCAAGGGAAGAACACTTATCCTGACAGATAACGATGCTCACACAGCGACCTATATTGCTCCACCATTCGTCTATTCATTCGAGAGAGTAGGAACAGCATGTGGTGTTGCATCAAGAAAAGCAGTAGTGGCAGTTGACGAAGGTGCATTTTGGATGGGTAGGAAAGGATTCTATACATACGATGGATCATCAGCTAAACAATTACCTTGCGAAGCGTTAGATTATGTCTTTGATGACATCAATAGAGCTCAGATAAGTAAGGTCTTCGCAGTCCATAATTCACAACATGGAGAAATTTGGTGGTTCTATCCTAGTGCAGATAATCTTGAGAACAACAGATATGTTTCCCTAGATTACAAAGAAGGACATTGGAATGTAGGTGTCATAAATAGAACAGCAGGTGTTGACCAAAGTGTGTTCGATAGACCAATATGGGCAGATGATGATGGTAATTTATACAACCAAGAGACAGGTTTTACTCATGGTTCTATTAAACCATTCGCAGAATCAGGTTCAATTAGTCTAGGAAATGGTGACCAAATCATGCGAGTGACCAATCTTATATCTGATGAAAAGACACAAGGTGAGGTAGAGGTGACATTCAAAACTAGATTCTATCCAAATGATACAGAATCAACGCATGGTGCATATACTCTAGGTAATCCTACAGCTGTTAGATTCTCAGGTAGACAGCTAAGAATCAAGGTGCAGGGTGTACAAAGTACAGATTGGAGATCAGGCGTTATGAGAATAGAAGCCAAAGCAGGAGGTAGTCGATGAGTGCTCCACATCCACCACCACCTTTAGGAGATAATTGGAAGGGTTGGGCAGAAAGTATGAACGCTTTTTTAATAAGATCAATGGATAAACTCCGTTTTAAAACATCTACTGATTCAGCAGCAGAGGATGGTGTTTTGATGTGGGATGCAGTACAAGACTGTCCAGTAGTATCAAAGAATGGAGCGTGGATTAAAATTAAATTAGACCCATGAGTATACAAGATGAATTATTAAAATGTAGGGGTTGGATACAATCTGCACTTGAAAAAGGTGGTGATACCCACGACTTTAAAGATATTGTAGATAAAGTTATGAGTGGTCACATGCAACTGTGGAGTGGTGCAAACGGATGTGCAGTTACAGAAATTTTAGTGTATCCTAATAAGAAAATTCTGCATGTCTTTCTAGCAGGTGGTGACCAAGGTCATGGAATACAACAAATAACTGATATGCATGATGATGCTGTTGAGTGGGGCAAGGCTCAAGGATGTAAAGGGATGTCTATAACTGGCAGAACAGGTTGGAAGAAGATACTTGCACCGAGAGGGTGGAAACAGCAATTTACCGTATTATCAAAGGAGTTATAACATGAGTAAAGGTGGTAGTGAAACACAAACAACAGAACTTCCTGATTGGCTAAAGCAACCAGCAATAAGGAATTTGCAACGAGCTGAGGATGTACAACGAATACCTTATATGCCATATCGTGGTGCGGATGTTGCAGCTTTCACACCAGCTACTAATGCATCTTTTAATACCAATATAGGTGCAGCAGAGGCTTTTGGACTTGTAGCTCCCGGTTCTCTTACAGCTACGAGTGGTATGCCTGAGCCAACTGAATTTGCAGGTGGTTGGTCGGGATATAGCTCTATGCCACTTTATGACCAAGCCTTAGAAGAACTGAAAGCGAATCAACCTGAAGCATGGGAACAATACCAAGCGTTGTATGGAGCTAATGTACCTACACAAAGAGATGCACCTCCGAGTGGAGGTGGTGGTGGAGGTGGTGTTACTCCGGGTGTTCCTACAACTGACACTTCTTTAAATATGACTCAAGAAGAAAAAGATATGATGGCAGGTCACATGGACAGAATAAACGATGAACGTGGACATGTACTCGTTGATGGTCAACCTACTGGTGGTGCAGGTGTTGCTGAAGGTCAACTACTAGCGAAGGAAATAGAAGCAGCAGGTGGCTATGATGCATGGAAACAGGCACAACAGCAACAAATAGATGACACTTGGTCAAGGAAAGAAAATCAGTTAGATACAAGTTCTCAAATACCTACTGGTCAAGGAAGTTTAGGTAGTGGTGTATATGATAGAGCGTTAGCAGATGCTGCTAGTCAACCAGTAACTAATGTTGGAAATCCGTTTGGATACTCTAATACTAATCCTCCAGTTGATTACCCAACTCAGGTTAATCCTGCTATTCCTACTGGTTTAGGAAATTTAGGTTCTTCCACCCAAGGCAGTTTCACCCAAGGTGGTTATTTGCCGGCAGAGGAATTACCCCTAGACGAAATCTATTTACAAGAGTTAAAAAAAAAGAATTAGGGAGTGAAGACTCCTCCCAAACTCTAACAGAAGAAGAATTTAATACAGGAAAAAATGCGTTTATTAATATGTTAACTTATAACGAACCACTACCGACAACTGATGCAACGACAGTAAGAGATTTGGGTGAACCTGCATTTGAAGCACCTTACTCTGACCCAAGAAAAGAAGGTAATCCACATAGTTCAGATTACTATACAGTTGGTGCTGTATATCCACCAAACGATACATCAGGTGGTCTTTTAAATGTAAATGATTTAGCATCACAAGAACCCGGAGCTAATTCGCTTATAAGAAAAGTGGGTGAAGGTATGGGAGTGGGTATGAATACACTTATGGATCAAGGCAATGCTCTTCAGCAAATGTATGATGCACAAGAAGCAATTCAAGTACAGGATAATATATTGGATCAACATTCTAATAGAAACCAAGCAGAGTATCCTCCAAGTTTATCTGATGTAACAAATGCTAAACCTATGAATTTTGCAGATGCTGCTGGTACTACATCAGGTGGTCTTTTAAATGTAGGTAAAACTGGGTTGTCTGGTCAAGGAGGTCAAACTCAGCCAGTAACACCAACTAATGTTGGAAATCCGTTTGGATATGTTGACAATCCAGTAGTAGTAGAACCTGCTAAAACTAAGACTAAGACTAAGACTAAGACTAAGACTAAGACTAAGTCTACAAAAACAGGATATTCAGGTAAAACAGCAACAACTGTTAAGCCAAAGGCTACTACTAAGACTAAAACTACTGATTATACAAAAACTTATACTGGAAGGTATGGTCTATGATGAACGAATTTATAAGGAGATAAGATAATGGCAGGATTTCCAGCAGCAGGACAAACAGGCACTACAACGCCATTACCACCGATAGGTAGTGATGGCTTTACGCCACAGCCACAGTTCCAACCACAAACTAGAGCAGAGGCAACTGCTGGATTGGATTATGCTTTCCAAGGTGGTCACATTGATGATGCAAAAAAACAACAATTACTTGGTCAGTTTGATACGATGAATTGGCAACAACAAGCACCAACACTCCCTGCATTTGGAGCTCAGGACTTTGCACAAAATATTCTGCAACATTCAGTTGGTTTAACCCCTATACAAGAAGGAAGTGCCCAATGGCAAGCAGCAGATGTTAATGCAGATGGCA